ACTGCACGCCTGTTCTGGATTCCATAAAGGGAAACATAGCAGGAATCGGACAGAGCTTAAAGGATATTTTTACAGATCAGGGAGTTATATCTGCATTTGATACGATGCTGAACACTATTTCATACAATTTGGGCAGAACCGCAGGAGCATTCTCCAGTATCGGGCTTACAATAGCGGACAATCTAACCGGGGGAATGGCTTTATATCTTGAAAGCGCCAAAGACAGGATCAAGGGATATCTGATCAGTATGTTTGATATTACAGCAGAAATCAGCACAATAGGGGCTGATTTTGCCGTAGCTGCAGCAGATATTTTTTCAGTGTTCAGAAGTGATACGGCAAAGCAGATTACTGCTGACATTATATCGATTTTTGCAGATGTATTTATGGGGATCACGGAATTATCTGCAAAGCTGTTCAGAGATGTGCTGGATACAATCCTCACCCCGTTTGTAGAGAACAAAGATAAGATAAAAGAAGCGCTGGCAAATACATTGGAGCCGATAAAAACGGTTCTTGATTCTGTTTCGAGTGGCATGACGGAAGCTTTTGAGAACTTAAATAAAATGTATGATGAGCATATTGCCCCGCTGTTTGAATCTATCAAAAATGGGCTGTCTGAAATTTTGGGGAATTTGCTGGATGGATATAATCAGTATATTGCCCCGACACTTCAAAAACTTGCGGATAAGTTTGCGGAGGTATACGAAGGAACAATACTGCCTCTTTTCAATAAGATTATTGGGCTGATAGGTAAGATTGCCGATTTGATTAAGGAAATATGGGATGGAAGCTTAAAGCCTCTGCTTAGTCAGATATCGTCTAATATACTGCCTGTGATTGCTCCGATTCTGGAAACAATAGGAACAGCGTTGCTTAATCTGATTGATACGGCAGCATCCGTTTTGGATGGGATAATAACGGCATTTTCCGGAATTATTGATTTTTTGACAGGTGTATTTTCCGGGGATTGGGAAAAGGCATGGGAAGGTATTAAGGAGATATTAGAAGGTGTCATTGATGCAATAATGAGCCTTGTGGAAGGATTGATAACATTTTTAGGGGATTTTATCAGCGATGGGCTGGAAGTTATTGGCGCAGTAATAGAAAGGACGTTAAACGTTCTTATAGGACGGATTGAATTTGCATGGGCGAAAACGGTCGATATTGTTAAGGGGCTATGGAATACTTTAAAGGGAGATGCGGAAACCATATTTGAAGGAATCGGACAGGCAATAGAAACAGTGTGGGATTCCGTGAAAAATAAGACAGCTGAAATATGGGATAGCATTGTGACAGTAATTAAGAATACCATAGAAAAGATCGTTTCTGGTGTGGAAAACATGGTGAATTCGGTTATATCCGGAATAAACAAAATTATAGAGGCGGTCAATAATGTAATGGATAAGGTGGGAATTTCAATTCCCGTTATTCCTGAGATGAATCTGCTGGGGAAATATGGCTACCCTGCATCCGCTTACGCATCCATCCCATACAAAATGCCTATGCTTGCCACCGGAACGGTAGTGCCTCCCAGAGCAGGCATGTTTGCAGCTATCCTCGGTGACAATAACCGCGAGACAGAAGTGGTTTCCCCGCTGTCCACCATGAAGCAGGCTCTCAAAGAAGCTTTGTCAGAAAGCAACATTTCGGGCGGAAATCAGGTTATAAAAGCTGATCTGGTGCTTGACAGTACAAAATTCGGGCAGTTAGTAGTTAAGTTCGGAAATAGCGAAAAGAACCGTGTAGGCGTTCGCATGGTAACAGAGGGAGTATAATCATATGAGAATCAGAAAAATGAAATTTTGTGATTACGGGATTGATGAAGAGGAAAAAAATGTGCTTATGGAGCTGGCAAAACGGGAAGAGAATGCAGTCTTTATAAGAAATGCTGTAATGGAAAGCAATCCGGGATTGTCAGAAATGCTGTTTATTTCATTGACAACAGGGATTGGGTATGATGCCATGGGACACAGCAGATATATTCCTATAAAAAGAGATGATTTTTACGCATATCGGCGCAGGGCACTGTATATTTTCAAACTATTACTGAAAGATCAGGGGAATAGAATGGGAACGAACTGCTTTGCTGCGATATCGCAATAGGGCAGAAAAATTGGTTTACCCTTGAATGGACCAGAAAGATGTGGTATAGTAAAGATGTAAAAAGGGAAAGCCAGAAGCACACGGCCTACCCGAATAGTTTAGCGACTATATAACATAAGCCGTCACTATTGGCAGTAGTGGCGGCTATTTTCTACCCTTAAAGATTGTGTAACACAGTTCTACAAGGGATACAATGAAGATACCTATCTGGATCAGATCCGAATATGTAACATACATTGGCAAGCCCTCCTTTCTTTCGTCTGGAGGGTTAGCCCCTCCGAAAAATGGGAGGGTAGGCCGCCTTTATGTGCTCTGACTTTCCTTGTGGACAGTATAGCACAAAGGCTGAGGCAATACAATAATTTATTATGTAAGGTCACAGAAGGGCAGGAAAGAGCCTTTCTGTGAGCCAGAGGACCATCACAAAAGTATGAGAACCTTCCTCTGATCAAACCAGAGGACACAGAGACAACTTCATAAAACTTCATTTTGCAAAAGAGCCAGGGAGGCTCATGCTTCCCCGGCCTTTATACTACTATCCGCTGTCTTTTGGCTGTCCGTGTGATGTTTTGCCCTCTGCAATGGCCCTTAAACCCTTACAGAATCAGGCTTTTTCGGCTCTTTTTCCGTGTGATATTTCGTGTGATACTTACCCGGAAAACAGGGGTTTTTTATTACTTTCTGGCTTCCTGTCCTTACCCCATCAAACCACGAAAAAACCGCCTAAACCCTGGCTTTCCCAGCATTTACGCGGTTTTAAAAAAGTGGAGCTGAGGGGAATCGAACCCCTGTCCGAAAACCAATTCCCTGTTCTTCTACTATCATAGTCTCTTATTTAACATTCCCTCCGCCGCCCGGGAAAAGACACTCTGACGGTTTTAGTAGCTTCATAATACGCCCATATACTCAAAGCTTTGTATACGTCGTTTCCCACATAGTCGATGCCAGGGTCTTAAAGTGTGGGTGCCTTAAGTCTGACAGCTGCCATTAGGCAGCGTATGCTAATTCGTCGTTAGCGTTTATTTTTAATTTTGCCATTTAACCCATCGCATAGGGATAGCTTCACCAGCTGCATGATCCCCGTCGAAACCAGTACAACCCCTGAATATTCAGATTGGATTCTGGTGTGCCAACGAAGCAATTCGCTGTTTATTATCTTAGCAGGTCAAAACCGGACTGTCAAGGTCGTAAACGTAATTTAAGCGTAAATGCAGGTGCAGACACAAGGGGTGAAAAACATTAAGAAATTTGTAAATATAAATATTTTGCTTGTAATGGGGGAATATGGTACACTTATTTCAAGATACTGGCAGATTAAATGTTAAAAATGCACAAAAATTACATCGTGCGATGGCGAAGGGGGGAAGAAGATGCTGCGGGCGTCCGGAATCTGTAAATCATATGGAAAACGCAGGATTATTGAGCAGGCAGAGTTTTTTGCCGGAAGGGGAAGCTGCGTAGGGGTCGTGGGAGCAAATGGCTGCGGAAAAACGACCCTTTTATCTATTCTGGCCGGAACCAGGAAAGCCGATAGGGGAAGTGTAAAGATTGACGGGGAAGAGGCTTTTGGCCATCCATCGGTATTTGCCCGGAATGTGGCGTATGTTCCGCAGGAAAATCCTCTTATGGAAGAGCTTATGGTAAGAGATAATCTCCTCCTGTGGCACAGGGGAAATAAAAAGCAGATGAATGAGGATCTTAAAACGGGTTCCGCGGCTCTTTTGGGAATCCCTGCTATGCTGGGGATGAGAGCGGGCAATCTGTCCGGAGGAATGAAAAAACGCCTCAGTATTGCCTGTGCTCTGTCGGGAAATGCGCCTGTCCTTATTATGGATGAGCCTGGAGCAGCGTTGGATCTGGAGTGTAAGGAGTCCATCCGGCAATATTTGAAAGGTTATGTAAATGAAGGTAAAACGGTGATCCTTACTTCTCATGAAATGGAAGAGCTATCGCTTTGTGACCGTCTGTATGTAATGAAGGACAGATGTCTGAAAGAGATTGAAGCAGGATTAAGCTCCAGGGAACTGATCCACTATTTTTAATGGCAGCAAACAGATAAAAGGATTGGCGAAGAACAAAAAGGCGCACGTTGGCGTGTGCTGTTAATAATGGAGGAAACGTGTATGGAAATGACAAAAAAGATGAAAATGGCAGCAGTCGGAGCGGCAGCAGTGGCAGTGGTTGGCGGAGGAGTATTTGCTTATACCCGGCTGGCCGGCGGCGATCCAAAGGAAACGGTGATCCAGGCCTTTGAAAATGTTTATACAGAGGGACAGACCGACCCTATGGAGGAACTGTTTGGCCTGTCGGAGTTTGCGAAGGCAGGGGTTTCTGCCAGCCAGAATTCGGGGCTGATGTTAAAGCTGGACAGCTGCTCTGAGCCTGCGGTAAATACCTATGCAGGGAGCGGACTGCGGATCGATGCGAAAAACGATGTGGAAAACAATAAAGTCAGTGCCAATATGGGAATCATTTACAATGGAATGGATCTGGTAAATCTGGATCTTTATTATGGGGATGATACAGTTATGGCTGCTGTGCCGGAACTGAGTCCAAAAGTTTTTACTCTGGATTTTGGAGAAGGACTGGAAGAACGGCTGAAAAATTCTCCTATGCTCGGATCGGCTCTTGAGCAGAGTGGAGTAGATGCGTCGGTGATGGCAGAGTATATGGAGCTGTTGGCAGAGCAGGCCAGACAGACGCAGGAGGGGCAGGCGGCTTCCTTTGATCTGAAGGCTCTTATGAAACGCTACCGGGAAGGCTGCAAGGCGGAAGATGACTTTAAGGCAGCACTCACTGTGGAAAAGGGAGAGAAGGCTTCTTTTACCATAGACGGAAAGGAGCAGGCCTGCAGAGGATATGAGGTTACAGTCAGCAAGGAAGCGATGATCAACTTTCTGAGAACCTCCTCTGATTTCTTTCTTCAAGATGAGGTTTTAAAGAAGGATTTCTTAAAGCGTCTGGAACTGAGCGTGAAATTAAGCCAGCTGGCAGGTGCGCAGATGGAAGGACAGGATTTCCCTACCGCTCAGGAGATGCAGGAGCAGACCTATGAGGAGGCCAGAACGGAAATTGACGGGATGATCGCATTTTTAGACAGCTCGTTAAATGATGTGAGCATGACGGTTTACGTGGATAAAGAAGGATGTCTGGCATCTGTAAAGGGAACGACTTCCTTTAACAGTACCGGGTCGGAGGCTGAACCGGTTCAGCTGCAGTTTGGCTGTGAATTAAAGGGAGGCGCTTATCCGACTCAGAATATGAGCGCTCAGGCAGTGCTGGAAAATGGGGCTGCATCTGTACAGATTGAGGCAGTGAAAGAGGGCGCCTATGATGGGAAAGAACTCACATCCGGTTTCGAGCTTTCCATAGAAAATCAGGGAGAGATAGCTGAAAAATGGGATATCACCCTTGACAGCTCCTATAACAGCGAGGGAGGCGGTTTTGATGTCCAGGCAGCAGCGGCCCAGGATGGAATGGAACTTTTAGGTTTTTCAGCTCAGGGTGTTGTGGATGAACTGGAAAAGGGAAAGAATATTCATTTGACTCTTGATTCTTTGGATGTTTCTGCAATGGGAGACACGGGAAATGCTGTTTTAAGCGGCGAATATTATATAAGACCGCTGACGGAGGAGGTTGTTCCTTTAGAGGGTGACACCATGGATGTATTGGCAGCAGGAGAGGAAGAGTGGAACAGCGTGCTTATGGAGGTGCTGTTCAGCTTTATAAGTCTCAGCGGCCAGATGGATACAGGAAATTAAAGGACAGGATAATATGCGTGGATATCTGTGCTATGCAGGAATGGAATTAAAGCGGGCATTAAAACGGCTTCCTCATATTCTGGCAGGAGCGGCGGCGCTTGTGGTACTCATGGGTGCAGCCGCCCTTTTGG